TACAACCTGCTAAACAAGTAGCCGCACCTGTTGCACCACCGGCTGACCGACAACCAGCACCACTACAGCCTCCTGTTCAGCAGCCGCCGGAGCAAGGATTAGAATTAAATCCCCAAGAAGAACAACTTGTTGAAAATGCTGTACATGCACCGCATACTGAAACTATGCTTGCAGACATCCTTCATTGGATTAGATCCCAGGGTGCAATAATTGATTATGCCACTCCACCAAAACCTACTGATGCTGCCGCGATTGTAGTAATATTAGGAAACCCTGATCCGGCAGTAAATAGAAAAGTAGCGTGTGTCCATTGGACTAAGACTAAGAAAAATGAAGTTCCTCCTATCTTCTGGAAGACTATACGCTTTGAAGAAGCCACTGGTTGGATCCAAGGTAACGCAGGGAAGTCAGCTACTGCCAAAGCCGCCCATTTAAAAATGGATCCATCGGACCTATTACAACATGGTCAACGATATAACGTAGCTGATGTTCCTGATGTAGTCGAATTAGGACCCCTTGCTACTAGAGAAGATTTAGACCCTGCACTCAAAGCAGGAATACCAGAATTACTAAGAGATATATTAAGTAATCCTAGCCCAGTCCCAGTTCTAGGATTAGAAAAGTACATGAGAGAGATCGAAGTTGTACTTGGCGAAACAGCGGCTCCGCTGGCACTAGTTACAGGTAATAGAGTATCGGGATCTTGGGATCAAGTCAATCAACAACTATTAGAACCATTAGGATTACAATGGAGTGATTTCACAGAAGTATCTTACGGACAGAAAGGCGGAGAGCTTGAGGACTCGGAATTGTTTGCAGGTGATACTAAGTTAATGGTTAGTAGTAAAGATAGTAATGGCGGTGCTGCCGCTAGTTTAAAAGGCTTCATTGAAACATTAGATAAAAATCCAGACCAATTTGAAAAGAATAAAAAATTCTATCTAGCCTATGCCGATCTACTAGATATACTTCGTATTATATACGATGAATCATCATACGATGGAATCTTATATGTTGCTAGAGAGCTTGAGTTTATCAACGAAGCTGAAGAAGATTATATTAGAAGCATATACAAAAAGAAGAAAGGCAGTATAGCTGATGCAAAGGTATTTCCTAACTTACCAACTGTACTAAAAGCTAAAGGCATTATGGGTAGTATAGTTGTAAACAGCAAAGGACAACAAGTACAATCCAAGCAAGGTGTTGATATGAATAATCCTAAGTATCAATTTGGTTATCACCTATTTGGTAATTTAGCTGTCATGATACAAAAATACTTTGCAGAACCTAGTCGGCAAACTAGGGTCACTAATTTATTCAAAGCCGTGCTTAACAAAGCAGATATGGTGCAAGTGTACACACATACTAAAAACGGCGCTGATGGTGCATATTTTAGTAATTTTAAAGTAACATGGCCTCCAACATTTACAGGTAAAATTGTAATCTTAGCTGATCACTATACAGCTATGGCACCAGCTGGTAAGAAAATCAGCTTTAAATTCATACCAACTAAGTAGTCTAACAAGATAGGATCTTAATTTCCGGTAAATATTAGTATTATACCGGGAGCGAAACCGTGGATCCAATCACCATAGGTCTGGCATTTACCGCCGCCCAGGCCGCCGTCAGCCAAATCAAGCAAGCCATAGCCCTGGGCAAGGACATCCACGGTCTTGTGGGGCAATTCAGCAAATTTTTCCAATCAGCTGATACTGTACATACTGCTAGTATCAAAGCAAAAGTAGCCACTATCGGTAAGAGCAATGCTGAGCTAGGCCAGCAGGCCCTTGAATTTGCCATTCATAGCAATAAACTCCGTGAGGACGAGCGAGCCCTCAAAGATATGATCTATTGGCAAATTGGCAAGCCGCAGATCTGGGATGACATGATCAAAGAGCGTACTAGATTAATCAAATTACGCCAAGCCGAAGAACAAGCCGTGGAAGATGCTAAACAAAAGCATAAAGAAAAAATGGCGGGATTTGGTATGATGGCATTGTATTTTCTAGGTACTGCTGTTATACTCTTTGCACTTTTCATGGTAGGCATCGGAGTATACGGGTCAATGGAGGACAAACGGATATACGAAGAAAAAGTCTTAAAAGCACAACGGGTAAGAGCTCAGCAACATCTTGCTAGGCAAGCCGCTGAAAAAGCTGAAGCACTTAAAGCAGTAACCGGGGGAGTCTAATATGTATGACTGGATCTTATTATTAGCACTGGCCAAAGAACCAGATGTTAAGAAATGGCCTGAGTGGGAGTGTGTACGCTGGGCATGGAGCGGCGATGTTTATAATCGTACAGTATGGTGCTTGGAGTGGCGCAAGAGAGACAATAGATGGATCCCTTAACACTCTTTGCACTGGCTAATGGAGCAGTTTCCGCAGTCAAGGCTGGCTGTAAACTTTACAAAGACATTAAGGGTGCGGCCGGCGAAGTTAAGGATGTTCTCAAAGATCTCGATGCACAGTTTCAAAAACTACACCCTCCTGAAAAACCCCCTACAGTAGCACAGAAAAATGCTTTCATAGAGGAAAAGAATCGTGTAATAACATTAAACAAAAAAGCCAATGCCGATGAACATACTGGTATCTACACAGAGATCGGCAATCATCTTGGCACGTACTACGACAACTTTTACAAATGCATAGCAATATTTGAAGAAGAAGAACGTCGTGCTAAAACTGAAGTGTATACAGGCGATGACAGTATAGGCAAACGTGCTTTACAGCGTGTCCTAATGAAAAAGCAATTACAACAAATGGAAGTAGAGTTACGTGAACTAATGGTATATCAAAGCCCCAAAGAACTAGGAGCATTATATACCGAAGTCGAAGAAATGATGAAACAGATGGGTAAAGAACAAAGTATTCTCATTACTCGTCAAATGCAACGTCAAGCAATCCAAGATCGCAGACGTCAAGCAAGATTGAAAAGATTAAGGGACGAATTTGTAATAGGTGTAGCAATTATGATCATCATCATTGTCATGGGCGGAGTGTTCATGTGGGTAGCATACGATCGCCAGCAAAAATATCCACAATACGGTGATGGGATATTCCCTAAAACTGAACGACAACGCCAGCAAGAAGCAGAGCCTAAAGTATATATAGGGCGCTAGGTGTTGGAATTTTTACATGTTGAAAAATTAACATGTTGTAATTATAACAGTGTATTATTATCTGTGATGTTAGTGTGTTAAATACTTTCGTAGACAGGAGAGCAACATGTTGGAAGGAATTAACACCGCCGCAACAACTTTAAAAACTGCACAGAGTGCAGGTAAGGAATTAGGCTCAGTTGTAACCAGCCAACAGGCTGATATGGAGGCCACGATCCAGCGCGAGCATCAGGCCAGGATAACAGCCAAACTGACAGAAGATGCTAGACAGTCTAGTTTAGAATTGCGAGCACTGGCAAAATTTGAATCCAAGATGCGGTACGAGCAGGAAATAGCCCGATTAAAAGCTGATACTGTACGCAAGTACGGTAAAGATGCATGGGCCAAAGTGGAAGCTGAAAAGGCTCAGATGGAAAAAGATCGTCAAGAAGAACTGTCTGCGATGGATCACGATCGTCAAAAACAAATTGATTTACTATGCTGGTGTGTTACAGCAGGTGCGTTAGTTACTTATTTCTTAAAGTTGTATAAAATATGAGACTAGCACAAATCGTTATGATTATAACGTTGATAACCACTACGGTACTGCTATGGCTAGAACATGCAGTAAAACTTGCACACTAAATCGAGTTAGTTCTAACAAAACTGGCAAGACCCAATAGTCTAAAAAGTTTAAGCCACATATAACCAATATCAAATTCAAACCATCGACGACTTAGTTTAACACTTGCTGGATTAAGATGATGATTGTTATGAAGCTCTTCACCGCCTACTAGTATGCCCCAGGGAACAATGTTGCAACTGTTATCACGAGTAGTTCCGTTCTTGTAACCCCACCAATGTCCTATGCCGTTAATAACACCCGCGGCCCAAAATGGAATCCATATCATTTGTACACCCCACACTATTAATCCCCACGGTCCAAAGAACAAGCAGTCTATGACCAGCATTAGAAGAATACCGAGGCGGCTATGGGGTGTATAAATGACACGTTCCATCCAATCATCCGGAGTACCTACACCGAACTTGTTGACCATATCTTTGTCTTTGCTCGCCGAGTGATACAAGCCTGCACCTTTAAAAAACACACGAGCAATACCATATACATGCGGACTATGCGGATCACCCTCCTTATCGCTGAACACATGATGTTTGCGATGTATGGCTACCCATTGCTTAGTAACCATACCTGTTGTCAGCCATAACCAAGCTCGCATGAAATGTTCTAGTATAGGGTGAAATTCGATTCCTTTATGTGCCTGTCCACGATGCAAATACAGTGTAACACACACTATTGTGATATGCGTCATCACTAACGTTGCTATAATTATATCCATGAAATATTTAGCCGTAAAAAAAGAGCTAAAAGCTCTTTAGTGCTGGTTACGGGTTCCAGCGATGCCCTATCTTGCGCCCGATTTAAATTGACTTTAAGCTGTTTTTTGTTCTGGTTCAACAAAAGCAACTACCTCTGCACCTTGATCATCTAATCCACCTTCTGGAAAAGGCCATGTTGCTTGTGCAACGTGTTCTTCTTCCGATACTTCTTCGTAATATTCGTTTTCTTCTTCAGCTTGTTCGAAGTCTTCGTCATCCGGTACTGATACAACTGACAACATGACTTTGTCGTATGATGATAATTCATCAACTAGATCTTTTACATGTTGTAAAACGTCTAAACCGTTGTATGCATCATCATCTAATTCTAAATTAACATTTAACCCGTGTACTGTCATTTCAAGTTTCATTTTGAGCCCCTTGTGGTTAGTGTGCTTGTGGCACATAACTATTTAACGGATAATCGATTACAAAGATTTTACAGATACTAAATTATCACGGAATATTTGCCAGGCCTTGTCCCAAGTCCAACGACCGCTACCTTCCCAGACCTTGGTGCGATTTAGCATAAGTGCATCTTTAACTGCTTGTTTTAACTCATCATTCATACAACCTGTAACGCCTTCATCGATTACATCTTCCGGGCCTTGACATGGAAAGGCCGCAACTGGAGTTCCACAGGCCATGGCTTCAATCATCACAATGCCAAATGTTTCCCAACGGCTGGGAAATACAAACACATCTGCCATGGCATAATATTTTGCTAGATCCTTACCAGTCCTGAAACCTGTAAAATGCACATCCGGATATTTCTTTCTATATGTTTCCAGCATGGGTCCATCACCCACCATGATCTTGTTTGCACTGGGATAGTCCAATTCAAAAAATTCTTCTAGATTCTTTTCTTTGCTCACACGACTAACACATAACAGTATGGGCCCGTTCCTGTTCGATAACTGGGATTGAAGATATCACGGTCAACACCGCGTGTCCATGGAACAACTTCACCATCAAAGCCGTGTGCCTTGAGTTCGGTGACCATGCTTTCTGTTGTGGTCAGCACCTTGCCACTGTGCTTGTGGAACCAACGTACAAATCGCCACGTTAGACTCTCGGGTATGCCAAACAGCTTCTTCAGCCCTTCAGGAAACTTAGTATGATAAGCGGTATTGTGGCGAATATTGCCCAGTGAAAGATATGCTCTAGCCCACAGACCAAGAGGACCCTCTGTGGCGATATGGATATAATCCGGAGATATCTCCTCAATCTTCTTGCCCAAGTTGCGCGGATAGGCAATCTTGACTTCGTTGTAGCCAGGGCAATCAATGTAGCTGAACCACCCGGGATCCAACACCACAACGTGATAACCGTCACGAACAGCACACGCCTCAATATTCGTGTAGGTCGTAACCACGCCATTAATCTGATCCGGCAAGTTGTCTGTTATTATCAATATCTTCTTTGTCATTCTGTTTAGTCCATGTAACAATTTCCCAGGCTCCATCATGATGTTCTACTAATGCAGTACATGATTCAACCCAGTCACCGTCATTCATATATGTGACACCATCTATTTGTTTGATCTCTGCGTGATGTATGTGTCCGCATATAACTCCATCGAAGCCACGCTTCTTGCAATAGCCTGCTAGATTCTTTTCAAATTGAAACATAAAGTCACTGGCTTTCTTGACTCTATGCTTGAGATATTTACTAAGGCTCCAGTATCCAAAGCCTAATTTATGACGCACCCAATTGGTCGTATAACTTATCACCCAGAAATGCAAGCCAAGGAGCAAGACGAGTAATACCGTCAAATAAATCACCATGTGTAACCAAATAGTGTTTGCCATCTGCACCTATATGTTCTGTTTGATTTTGTATTTCAATTAGACCAAATGAAAAACCATAGGGTATCATTGGCCTTAAAAACTCATCATGATTACCTGCTATGAATACCACACGAGTTCCACGTTTGGCATGTCCCAGTACACGTCGAACCACATTGGTATGGCTTTGTTTCCAACGCCATTTGTTTTGTTGTATCTTCCATGCATCGATAATATCTCCTACGAGATACAGTGTGTCACATGAATTGTGTTTGAGGAAGTTGTTGAGTTTGTCTGCTTGACAATCTCTTGTACCTAAGTGTACATCCGAGATGAATATGCTACGGTATGTCTTTGGTGTATTCGCCATACTCATATTTACCGTAAATGTTGTGACGCAATATTACACAAAGATTACATCTGATGAAATCTACGGCAAAGAAAAAGCCGACGAAATGCGAGCACTCCGACGACTTAGGGACTTGAATAAAACTTAAATCTTAAACTGCTGTGAATGTTGTAGTTAACGGAACTAGTGTAATCGCAGTTGATATCTTGTTTGTTGAACCATATTGGAATATTGGATCAGCATATAATACCATATTAGTAGCAGTACCAATAATAGCACGATTGGTTGCCTGTGCGGCAGGAATATTAAATGTACATACACCAAACTGCATACTGGCAGTCCCACTCATTGAAACACCATATGTATTTGCGGCTGTGCTAGTGTTGTTAAGAATAACTTCACCCATACCCCACTGTACTGATCCACTCAGCGTAATAACAGAACCTGTGTTGGCATCTAATGAACTTCTCAGCATAGTTCCTGTTGAAGCATTTGCTTGGTTAAGCACTTGTCCTATGCCGTTGGTTTCGAGATTGTTTATGCTACAAAATCCGTGTTGGATATTAATTAGATATACAGAGCCACTTGCCCTAGCCATGGTACAATCGTACATTTCCACTCTGCTACCGGTGCCCGTATTATCAGCATACACGCAACTCTTAGTGGCATCGTTTTGATAGCAGTATACATCGTCTAGATAAAGTTTTGCTGGATTGGTGCCAGTTATTTGAACATTGTGATTTGCACTGCTCGTACGTACCGCAACATGAAATAGACCAAATCTATTGACGTTTATAGCGTTCCCACTAGAGTCTCCCGGAGTAATAGTAACGTATCCGTCAATCCAAATAGGTACATGTCCGGCATCAGGAGTCTCACCCACAATAAAAATATTTCCTCGAGTTAAGGTTATGTTTTCCGTGATAGAAGTCTTTAGGAAAATAAACTGCGGATTATTGACAATAGCACCGTTTATACTAATTACTAAACTGGTATTGGCAATCTCTGCTTCGATATAGGCCAGTGCCGCCGCGATAGTTTTGAAAGGTTTTATCAAACTACCGTTAGCAGTGTATGTGTCAGTTCTACTTGGGTCAACGTGCCACATGTTATTTGAAGTATGGACTAACGATGCAAACAACCCAACACCATCACGTTTAATATCACCAACAATTGTCGGCAATGTTAACACACCATCAGAACCTAAAATAACATTATATACACTATTAGTTAATCGTGATGCACTTATGTCGGTTATAAGATGATCATTAAATGTTCCAAAATTTAATTCGTCATTAGTTTGAATGTCGGAAAATAACCCATAGTCTAACAAGTAGCCTTTACGACCAGCTAGTCCGTCAGATCAACATTTAAATCATTTGATTCAATCAGCAACGAATTGAGCATTGCTGATGTTGGAACATTATATCCGTAGACTGTGCTTTGTAAGTCTCCACCATATACATATCGATTGTTAAGATTTAAGTTTGCATCTAATGTTGGATTAGGATCACTTTGTAATCTAGTTATAGCCGCTAGGTTAACAGTATTGCCTGTGCTAGAAATAGTAACAGAACTATTTGTGCTAGTTAATGATTTAAATTGCAAGTTAGTTGTATCTTTTGCAAAAAATACACCAACGCCTGCTCCTACGTTAACGCCGTTTACAATCGCAGCCGAAGCGTTTAATTCAGCAAAGTTTGCATTAACTTTAGTAAATGCGACTCTGAGATCGTCACCAGTTCCATCGTTTGCATAATTACCTAAATTAATTGTTTGAATTGCCATAATGTTTGCTCTCTTTAGTATATTTACCGTTATAGTC